GCGTTACTGATACAGTTAATACTGATGCTGCAGTTGTACTTGCATACGAATTGTTTAACGATGCCGAAACTGTCGATATTTCTTTACTCTTCCAAGGTACAAATGCTGGTGATGTTGCATCAACAACTTTATCTCAGAAATTAATTTCAATTGCAGAATCACGTAAAGATTGTGTTGCGTTTATATCACCTCCAATTGAAGCAACTGTTGGTTCAGATGATCCTTCAGGCGATGTTATTGCTTGGGCTGATGGTATTACATCTACTTCTTATGCGGTTATAGATTCTGCAGCGCTGAAGGTATACGACCCGTATAATGACCAATATGTTTGGATTCAAGCTGCTTCTTCTGTTGCTGGTCTTTGTGCCAACACTGATGATATTGCAGATCCTTGGTTCTCGCCTGCTGGTTTAAATCGCGGTCAATTGTTGAATGTTGTTAAGTTATCTTTTAACCCAACAAAAGCAATGCGTGATGACTTATACCAAGCTCGAGTTAATCCATTGGTATCGTTTGCTGGTGAAGGTACAGTTCTTTACGGTGACAAAACTGCATTGGCTAAGCCATCAGCTTTTGATCGTATTAACGTTCGTCGCTTATTCATTGTTATGGAAAAGGCAATTGCTACTGCTGCTAAGTTCCAACTGTTTGAACAGAATGACGCATTTACTCGCGCTCAATTCCGTAACTTGGTTGAACCGTATTTACGGGCAGTACAAGGTCGTCGTGGTGTAACTGATTTTGCAGTTATCTGTGACGAAACAAACAACGACGGTCAGGTCATCGATAGTAACAGCTTCGTTGCTGATATTTATGTCAAGCCTACTCGTTCAATTAACTTCATCAATTTGAATTTTGTCGCCACTCGTACGGGCGTTGAGTTCTCTGAAATTGTTGGACAATAGGAGAAATAAATAATGTCATTAAAAATAGATGATTTCAAAGCAAAACTTTCTGGTGGAGGCGCTCGCGCTAACTACTTTCAAGTACAAATCCCATACCTACAAGACGCTGGCGATATGATGCTAATTAAGGCTGCTGCCTTGCCTGCTTCAATAATTGCTCCTATTATGGTACCATTCCGTGGACGTCAGTTACAAATTGCTGGCGACCGTACGTTTGAGCCGTGGACTATCACTATAATTAACGATAGTGGAATGGCAATGCGTGCTGCTCTTGAAACTTGGATGGAACTCATCCAAACTAACGTTAGCAATAGTACCGCAAGTTCAGATCCTTCAGCCTATATGCAAGACGCAACTGTTACGCAATTAAAGCGTGATGGTAGTGCAGATCGGGCGTATAACTTTCAAGGAATTTGGCCAAGCAACATCTCACAGGTTGACTTAAGTTACGATAGCGAAAATACTATCGAGGAATTCACAGTTGAATTCCAAGTAACATATTGGACAGCGGCTGCAGTAGGCTCGGTTTAATAAAAACCAGTTAATTAGTTAGTTCAGAAATAATAAGGGGGAGCTTCGGCTCTCCTTTTTCTATTATAAATATTATAAAAGTTTATCTAGCAAAGGTTAAATAGAATGCAATTATTTGGATTTGAAATTAAGAAAAAAGACGGTGCTGATAAGGCAAAGTCGTTTGTTGCGCCTTCTGAAAATTCTATCGATGATGGCGAAGGCGTTGTTGTTCAAGGCGCGGGATCGCATCATGGTACATACTTTGACCAAAATTGGGATAGAGTAAAAACAGACCGCAAGCAAATAGAACTATATAGATCGACCGCTTTACACGCTGAATGCGATGCTGCAGTTGAAGATATCATTAATGAAGCTATTGTAACTGATAATGATTCTGCTCCAGTTCGATTAATCGTTGATGACCTTGAAGCTAGCGATAAAGTTAAAAAGATTATACTTGAAGAATTCGATGAAATTTTATCCTTGATGAATTTCAATTGGTTAGGCAGTGACCTGTTTAGAATATGGTATGTAGATGGTCGAATATTCTTCCACAAAGTAATTGATAATGCTAATCCAAAAAAGGGTTTAATTGAAATACGCCATGTCGATTCTACTAAAATAAAGAAAATTAAAGAAATCGAAAAAGCAACTGATGCTGCTACAGGTGTTGATTATGTAAAGAATGTTAATGAATACTACATATTTCAAGAAGGTGGTGTGGGTAATGCCGATACCGGTTTAAAGATTTCAAAGGATTCCATAACTTATGGGACTTCAGGTTTATTAGATGCCTCAAAAACTAATGTAATATCGTACTTGCATAAAGCAATTAAACCTGTCAATCAATTGCGTATGATGGAAGATGCTTTAGTTATTTACAGATTAGCTCGAGCGCCAGAACGTAGAATATTCTATATTGATGTTGGTAATTTACCTAAGAACAAAGCAGAATCATATCTTCAAAGCGTTATGGACAAATACCGTAACAAGATAGTTTATAATGCTGACACCGGTGAAGTCAATAACGAATCAAATCAAATGTCAATGCTTGAAGACTTTTGGTTACCTCGTCGTGAAGGCGGTCGAGGTACTGAAATAAGTACACTCCCTGGCGGTGAAAGTTTAGGTCAAATTGAAGATATTAATTATTTCCAACGTAAGTTGTATAAGTCATTAAATGTTCCGGCATCTCGTATTGATACCGAAAGTCAAGCAATGATTTCTTTAGGTCGAGCAAGTGAAACTACTCGTGATGAACTGAAATTTCAAAAGTTCATTAGCAAGTTACGTAAGAAGTTCTCGATAATATTCATGGACTTACTTCGTACTCAATTGTTATTAAAAGGAGTACTGACTGAAGACGAATGGGAAGACTATAGACAAAAACTTGCAATAGATTTCCTTAAAGATTCACACTTTGCTGAGATGAAAAACTCTGAATTACTACGTGAACGTATTGCGACATTGCGCGAAGTTGACGAGTACGTTGGTAAGTACTATAGTGTTGAATGGGTTCGTAAGAATATCTTGATGCAAACTGATGAAGATATTAAACAAATTGATAAACAAATTAAGTCTGAGCCTGATCCTTTAGAAGATGCTGACTTTGCTGAAAAAGTTGAAACAAATGTTGAGACTGTTATAGTTGAGTCTGAAAAGGAAGAATCGTCTATCTTAGAAGCCAGTCAGTTAAAACTAATTGAAAGCATGACTAAAATAATTGAAGAGTAACCATATGACCAATCTGATTAACAATGCATTTGCTATAAGCTTATTTAAGAAATTGCGTAAAGAGCAAAACCAAAAGATCGATGAGTCTTTAAAGTTTGCGGTTGAGTTATCAGAAGAAATCAAAACCATTAAAGGCGAAAAGGGTGACCAAGGCAAAGCTGGTACTAATGGCTTAGACGGCAAGGAAGGCGTCGATGGAATAGACGGGCTCAATGGAATAGACGGGCTCAATGGTAAAGATGGTGCTGATGGTTCTAATGGTTTAAACGGTAAGGACGGTATAGATGGAAACCAAGGTCAAACCGGCGAGAAAGGTGATCAAGGCAAAACTGGTGCTAATGGTTTAGACGGTCAAAAAGGTATAGACGGAATAAATGGCAAGGATGGCCCTAAAGGTAACCCTGGTGAGGATGGTAAAGATGGTTCTAAAGGTCTTAATGGCAAAGACGGTTTAGGCGGTAAAACCGGCGATAAAGGGATACAGGGCCTAAGTGGTAAAGATGGTGAAACTGGAAAGAAAGGGAAAGACGGCCTAATCGGAGATAAAGGCGATAAAGGTGATAAAGGCGATAAAGGCGATGTAGGACAGGATGGAGAAACTCCAGACATTAGCCCTTTAAAAGAATTAGTACAATCTGACTTTAATAAATTACAGCAAACAGTTTTAGGTGACCTTGATAAACTAAAGGATAATACTGATAAAGATACAGCTGATTATAAAAAGTCAATTAATAAATTATTTGAAGATCTTAAAAAGAATGTAAACAGCCGCATGATTGAACTAGCTGCTAGACCTTCAGACGGCGGGTATTCAAGTGGCGGTGGTTCATATTCAATTATGGATAACCGAGATGTAGTAATGAAGAAGCGCCATGAAATTGAAGGCGATGCTATACTAATATTCGATGCGGCACAAAACAAATTCGTATCACAATCATTTACAGATATTACTCAAAGGTTGCAAATTGGTTTGGAAACACAATACGATAAACTTATAGAGGTAGTTGGCGATATTACTTATGTCGGCGAAGCAGTGCCTGGGACAAATAAAAGTATCTCGGAATGGCGAATCAAGCGAATCAATGATCTTGGCGGAGAGCTTCAAATACTTTGGGCGAGCGGTTCGTCTGACTTTGATAAAGAGTGGGATGAACGCGCTACGTATGATTACGCGATTTAACTGTTATAAATAACCATATTAGTTTATAATTATAG